ATACATATTTTGCTCCAGTATTAAGCAAACCAAACTTTGCTACAATAGAAAGTATCTTTGGCGAAAATGACACAGGCGTGTCAGGATATGTTGTTGATGCATTAGTAGGCGGATCACCAGCAGTACCAGCAGTTGGGGATAGTTCTCTTATAACTAATCAAAACGCAGTAATGCCAACATTTATCGGCGACGGTTCTACAAATACTATTCCAATTGGAGAATATATTAGTCTTAACGAAAGCGATATATTAATATTCCGTCCAGTTAACAGTGATGGTGCAGTAACAATTACGGATCCTAACATTGTTGATACTAACATGTCCGGCGGAAGTTTAAGTGCAATGGAAGGTGCATATGCAACTGCAACAGGATTAAATGCAGATGATATAACAATTGACGGTAGCGAGTTTGTAACACCTGATCAAGTTCCTGCTCCTGAGGAGAATATACCAGGACAAGTATTAGACGGATTTAGTATTAAAGTTTTCAATACTACTGACACGGGTGCTGCAACAGTACAGTCAAAAGTTATTAAGTCAGACGGGTCAACAATGATATTTGATATCGGACAAAATGTCCTAGAAACAAAATCAGTTTCTGTGTATGTTGATAGCATTAGACAAGAAATAGATACAGATTATGTTATTGATATTAATAATAACCAAGTACAATTTACAATAGCACCGGATACTGACGAAGTAATTGAAATACTATCTATAGGAATTGGCGGTATAGAAATATTAGATTACCAACAATTTATTGCTGATGGCGATACTAGTTTGTTCTTAACTAATGCAAGTTATACTGATACAACAAATATTTTTGTTACTGCTAACGGTGTCGAAGTTGATGCTACATTTAATGACAGCACAGATACACTAGATACTGTAGGAAGAACTTTGGTAGAATTTGTAAGTGCTCCTGCTCGTAACACAACAATTAAAATTTTAGCATTAGGAGTTGCAACTGAAGTAGACTCGAGTCTTGAAGCAGTAGTTCGAGTTAACAGACAAACAATTGTACATGATGGTAGTACAAGAAGTTATGACTTAGATAAGTTTGTAGAGTTAAGCAAACAGAGTTCAGTATCATCAATGATTGTCGAACTTAACGGAACTAAATTACAAGGTGTTGATACAATTTATAATGTGTATGACGGAACAGTTAATTCGTTTACACTTGGTGTAGACCCTGAGGAACCTGCAGGTTCAATTCTACCGATTAACATTAAAGTGTTTATTAACGGAATACTAAGAACATTTATTCAAGACTACACATACGATGGTGCTGGAAAGTTATTAACAATAGAAAAATCAGTATTAACTGTCGGCGACATTATAAAAATTGAAACTAACTTACGAAGCAAGTACAGCATTGAAGAAAGTAATATTGTTATAGACGAAAGTGTATCGCTAACAGCCAATGACAAAATTGAAATAACTTGGTTTAGCGAATATCCTTCTATGAAGATATTATCGGATGAAATAACAGGCGGAAAAGTTGTTTACCAAATACCATTTAACCCATTATCGGTTAGTTATGTTTGGGTGTATTTAAACGGACAAAAATTAGTACAAGATATAGATTACTCTATAGAGTTGCCAAGAGGAGTAATGTACATCTACCGTGACACAACACCTAGTGATAGAATATCAATCACAGTTTTTGGCTCTAACATTTACAGACAGCCTAGTGCATACGAACTATCTAAGGATATGTTAAATGTTTATAGGTTTAATAGATACGTATCAACATCTGATCAAGTAATAACACAAGTATTAAATTACTACGATGACACAATCAGTGTAAAAGACGGAACTCTACTGTTTGATCCTATTAGAGAACGTAATATTCCGGGTGTTATTATAATCAACAACGAACGAATTGAATATTTGAAAAAAGCCGGAAATACTTTATCACAATTACGTAGAGGAGTTCAGGGAACAGCAATTAAAGAGACTCACCCAGCAGGATCGTACATAGTTGATGCAAGTATAGATGAAGCAATTCCATATACTGAAACACAAGAAAGAGCTGATTTTGTAAGTGATGGTAGTAGTTTAGTAGTTGGACCTCTAGATTATGTACCAACAAAGGCTGAATCAACAACATGGACAGCAACAACTATTCCAGCAGATTACGGAAGATGTGATATTATTGAAGTCTTTGTTGGTGGAAAACGTCTTCGTAAAGCACCTGTAACAGTATTTGATGAATCATTAGGTGCAACAAGCCCAGCAGGTGATAAGGTACTCGAAGCAGAGTTTGCTGTGGACGGAACCAACCCTTATATTAGAATAACAACACTAGTACCAGCAGGAACACGCATTACAGTAATTAAACGTGTAGGTAAGAGCTGGTATGATAGAGGAAATACAACAGTAACTTCTGGTATAACGCTATTAGAAAATGAATCTTCAATTAGTCAATTCATTGCTGCTAGGACAACCAGATTACCTGAATAAATACACTATGAAACCAGAAGAGAACGATATGCCAAAGGAAAACATGCAAAACAAACAAACTGCTAAACCTGTCGTAAATGAGACCGGAGGGTTCCATTTTGAAGGACACATTAAGATTTTTGACCCTGAAACAGGTGAAGTTTTTCAGGATAAACGTAACGCCATACACTATGAAAATATGAGTGTTGCTATGGTTAACAGCCTTTCTAACCAAGGGCTAGGAACTGTTTACGAAATGGCATTTGGATCAGGTGGTACAACAGTTGATCCTACAGGATTAATTACATATCTTACGCCTAATACAGTAGGTGTGAATTCAAGTTTATATAATCAAACATATACAAAAGTTGTTGATCAAAATGCAACAACTAATACTGATCCGACTCGAAATAAAATGGAAATAAGACATATTAGTGGATCTACTTATAGTGATATTATTATTTCGTGTTTGCTTGATTATGGTGAACCGGACGATCAAGAAGCATTTGATAACAGTGTTAACTTAGACGGAAATTTTGTTTTTGACGAACTTGGTTTAAAAAGTTATGACCCAAGTGGATCTGGAAAACTTTTAACACATGTTGTGTTTCACCCTGTTCAAAAATCATTAAACAGATTACTACAAATTGACTATACAGTTAGAGTTCAAAGTCTAACTGGATTTAGTGAGGTATAATAGATGCCATATATTGTAAATTTTACAGATAACGAAAATAAAAGTCCAATAACGGTATTCGATAATACTTCAAGTCAAGACACAAGCATAACATTTCCAGGACGTAACGTTACAGGGTACGGACAAATTATCGCAGAGAACTTTTTAAAACTGTTAGAAAACTTTGCAAGTGCTAGTCAACCAGTTAATCCTATTGAAGGACAACTTTGGTATGATACAACTAACGGTGTGTTACAATTGTATGATAACACAAACTGGAAAGCAGCATCAAACATTCAGAAGAGCCCAACTGAGCCATCAGTAGAGACGTCTAAAATCGGCGAGCTTTGGGTTGATACAACAAATCAGCAGTTAAGAATCTATACAGGTACACGTTGGCTGCTAGTTGGTCCGAGTGAAAGTGCAATTGATGGGTTACGATATGGACCAGCAATTGAAAAAATCGTTGACCAAGACAACATTGATAAAAATGTCTTGATACTTTATATTGCTGACAAAGCAGTAGCAATTGTTTCCAAGGATACTTTTACTCCTAAAATTCAAATTGCAGGTTTTGATAGAATTTTTTCAGGAATAAATGTTGCAACACCAGCAAACTCAGATGAAGAAGCAGCATTTGCAGGTATTTTCCAAGGAGGCTTTTTACCTAAATTAATTGGAACAGCAAAAAATGCAGACGCATTAAACGTTTCGGGTATTGAAGTAAGTGCAGGAAAATTTTTAAGAAGTGATACTACAAACACAACAGAAAAAAGTTTTAATGTTAGAAATAATCAAGGACTGGTTATAGGTATTGATGGAAACTTTCAATTAACAACTTCGTCCACTGCTGCGAAAATTTATAACTCGGCAGCAGGTAGTTCATTAGATTTACAGGTTAACAGAAACGGTGTTCCAAGCACCATTCTACGAATTTTAGATAACAAGGTTGGTATTAATGTAGCATCGCCCGACAATGCATTAGACGTTGACGGAAATGTTAGTTTAACAGGAGCAGTAATAGTTGAAAATACAAATGATTCTATTAACTTAAACACAGGAAGTATTAGAACTTCCGGCGGCGCAGCAATTAGTAAAAACTTAAAAATTGGAACTACTTTGGATGTTGCTGGTTTAACGAAATTATCTAATGTTGTTCCAAATGCTAATGATACATATGATTTAGGTAACGGTTCATTAAGATGGAAAAATATTATTGCTAAGAAAATTACAGCAGATACTATCGAAGGAACAATTCAAGGTAACATTACAGGTAATGCTAATACAGCAACTAACTTAAAACTTCCTACTAACTTCTCAATGACAGGAGATGTTGTAGCATCTGGGTTTACATTTGACGGTATTGGCGATCCTAAAATATTTAATACACAATTAACAGCGAATATTATTAAGGCTAAGCCTAACCCAACACCAAATACTTCAACTGTAGCAGATCAAATATTAGTATATAGGGCATCTTTAGAAACAGGTGGAAGCTCTGGACTACTAAAACAATCTAGAGATACATTTGTTGGAGATCTAGGAGTTCCAATAGGAACAATTATGCCGTATGCAGGCCCTAATGCACCATATGGATATTTGTTGTGTGATGGCGGCGAAGTTGAAATTAAAAAATATAATGATTTATACGGAATTGTCGGTACAACATATAATGGATCAGATCCATTAAATGGTATAGGTACATTTAGATTACCAGACTTACGTGGTAGATTTCCGTTGGGTAAACATAACATGGATAACAATATCCAAGTTCCTTCAACTACAGGATTTGTAGATAATGGAGGCGGCACACCTAGCCCAGCAAGAGTTGAAGGTACTGAAGCAGAAACTCTAGCAGCGGCAAGCGGCGCAAGTTCAGTAGAATTGACATTAACAAATTTACCAGAGCACTCACATAATATGACAAACTCGACAGGATCACAATTCTTTGGAGTAAGATTAGATACTGTAAGACCAAGCGGTGCTGAAACTAAAAATGGTCCGAATAACCCAGGTGAAGCACAATACCTTCCAGACACAGGCGGAGTTAAAATTCCTTCCGGAGCAACACTGGCCGATCCTGTAGGTATTATGAACCCATTCCAGACACTCAACTATATAATTAGATCTGGACCACCAGCGTTTACAACCATAGGAGCATCGTAAAATGGCATATCAAATTAATAAGACAGATGGAACTATTGTAGCAACAGTAGCAGACGGTCAAGTTGATGTGCTGTCAACTGATATTACGCTCATTGGAAAAAATTATAGCGGATTTGGCGAAGCACTTAATGAAAATTTTATTAAAATGTTGGAAAATTTTGCTAGTACTACAAGTCCAACAAGTCCTGTTAAAGGACAAATTTGGTTTGACTCGACAGAAAATAAATTAAAAGTTTATAGTGGAACAGCATTTGTTCCAGTTAGTTCTGCAACAATTTCAAATACACAACCGTCAACATTAGGTGTTGGTGACCTTTGGTTTAATGACACAGATAAGCAGTTGTATTTCTTCGATGGTAACGATACAATATTATTAGGCCCTTCATATTCTACATCACAAGGAACTAGCGGATTTATTGTTTCGAATATTTTAGATACACTTAACCAGACTCGTGTTATTACAACTCTTTATAATAATGGATCATTGTTAGGAATATTTTCTAAAGATTCGTTTACTCCAAAGAATAATATTCCAGGATTTAGTGGATCTATTATTCCAGGATTTAATCAAGGTACACTTGCAGATTTAAAATTTGATGTTACTGCAACAAATGCAGAAAATTTAGGTAATGTAGCATCAACTACATATGCACGAAGAGATACTTCAAACTCTTTCTCAGGGCAGGTAAGAATTAACACTGACTTAGGGTTAGTACTTGGAGCAGGTGACCAAGGTAACCTTTATGTTGATGCAACAGGTAATGTTTCTTTATTGAACTCCGCTTCGGACAAAACATTAGTATTCCAGGTAAGAAAAGGAACAGCCGTTGAAAATGCTATGATCATCGATGCTGGCGCACGAAACATAAAAATGTATCCTTCATTATCAGATAGTTCAGTTGAAATGGGCGGCGCCCTAACAGTAAACGGTGATACTATTATTAGGGGAACACTTACAATTGATGATGGTAGTTTAATTAGTATTGCTACAGAAAATCTTACAGTAGAAAATAAAAACATTGTTCTTGCTGAAACAGGTAGTGACCTAGTTAATAGCGATACTATTGCATCCGGTGGCGGACTTATACTTAGAGGAACACAAGGGGTATCTGCTGATGCAGTTTATGATCACGTATTTGTATGGGCAGAGAACGATACTGCCGCAGCAGGCAGACTTCCTGACTTAAAATCAAGAGCATGGAATAGTTCGGATCATATAAACTTAAGAAGCGGAAAAGATTTTAGAATTGATGGATCTACGATAGTTGACTCAAATACATTTTACGGAACAGCAATTCCAAATGTTACTGCCTTTGGTACACAGAATGTGGTTAACGTTGGACCAGGCATTCCGCCAGTCGCACAAACAAGAATACAAGATAACAGAATTTCAACACTGGCAAGTAATGATGATTTAGAACTATCACCAGACGGAAACGGTAATGTTGCATTAATAGGAAGTCCAAAAATTACAGGACTTTTGGATCCTACGGATCCACAAGATGCTGCTTCAAAGGAATACGTTGATAACACTATTGAAACTAGAAGTTTAGCGTTTTCCATGGATTTAACTGATGGTAAACCTAACACATATATTGCAACCAGTATACTTGCAAACTTAGCGCCGCCAGCAGAATATAGAAACGGTGTAACTGCAAGGATATTATGTACAGTAGTTTCAAACTCAGTAACCAGTCTTAGTATTAACCCGCTGATTACTGAATCAACAGCAGAATTTAACACCCCATCGGGAACAGCATTTGCGGTTACTGACGTGGCAATTGCAACAGCATCGGTGCCTGCACCGATCATTACAACAACACGAGTGATAAAAACATTCCAACTAGCAGCAGGTGCATGGACGTTTATATCAGAAGTAACTTTACCATAGGGAACTAGGAGCGTAGAATGGCATATGTAATTAATAAAAGCGATGGAACAGCACTAACAACGCTGCAAGACGCTACCGTTGATAATTCAACCAGCATAACATTAGTTGGTAGGAATTATATAGGATACGGAGAAGCGCAGAATGAGAATTACCTGTTCTTGTTAGAAAACTTTGCCCACGACACTGCACCATCTCGTCCAATAGCAGGACAACTATGGTTTGACAATACCATAAATGCAATGAAATTGTATGATGGTGATAAATGGATAGTAGCAGGCGCAGCAGAAATAAGTGCAACTGCACCAACAGAACCAGCAAGCGGATCGTTTTGGTTTAAATCAACTGCCGGCACATTATATACTTGGGATGGATCTCAATGGGTATTTATAGGTCCTGAAACTTCTGAAGGTTACGGTGTAACTAGAGCAAAAAGTACAACATTAATATCTGATACAGGGCTAACATATCCTGTGATAGAATTAACAGTTAATGATGTAGTGATTGGTATGATAACATCATCGCCGTTTACAATTAATACAGAAGCAAATCCTCGTACAGGGTTTACTACCCTCGATGCAGGTCTAACACTTAGTAGTACAACATACGTTAAAGGTACACTGCATGGAAATGCAGATACTGCAACAAAATTAGAAACAAGAAGAAATATAAACAGTGTATTGTTTGATGGAACAGCAGATATTACTATCAAATCAAGCACCACACATAGACATATTTCCGGAGATTACATTGTAGGTTCAGATTTTGATGGCTCTTCAGAAGGCGTCACATGGAGTGTAGATGCAACATCTGCTAATACACTAGGTAAAGTTGTTGCAAGAAATTCATCAGGAGGCTTTGCAGCAGGACTAATTACTGCTGATTTAGCAGGAGATGTAACAGGTAATATTTCAGGAACAACAGGTAATTTTAGTGGAACAGTAACGGCAGCACGTTTTGTTGGAGCAACGCTTTCTGGTAATGCATTAACAGCAACTGAATTTGAAACTTCAAGAAACATAAACGGAGTCCCATTTAACGGTGGTCGAGATATTACAGTTCCGGCAGCAGCAGGTACGTTGACAGGAAATAGTATAGCAAACAGTGTATTATTTTCTTCATTGACTACACTAGGAACACTTGTAGATTTATCAGTCACTGGTGCAATAACAGTTAATAGTAATTTAACAATTTCAGCAACAGGTGCACAATCAGAAGTACAGGGAAATAGATCATTATCATTAGAAGCCAATGACGGATCAAATATTGCTTCCGCAGTAGTTATTTCACCGGATGTTTCAGTGTTAGCAGGAACAGGTTCCAATGGCGGATTGGTACCAGGAACAACAGGAACAGTTGATTTAGGTAAATCAAATTTAACATGGGATAATGTTTATGGTAACTTATTCATAGGTGACCTACAAGGCAATGCTGATACAGCAACACTGGCAACAACTACTATAAACATTGCAGGCGGATCAACAGGATCTTTTCCTTACCAGACTGCGTCTGGCGCAACTTCGTTGCTTCCTGCGGGAGCCGCAGGACTTGTATTACACACATCAGGTGCCGGCGGAACACCGTATTGGGCAGCACCATCACTATCAGATTTAACCCCTGGGGATTATATAACAGGAAGTGCATACGACGGTCTTGCAGCAAAAACATTTGCAGTTGATGCAACTACTTCAAACACAGCAAGCAAGGTTGTAGCAAGAGATTCAAGCGGCAATTTTGCAGCAGGAACGATAACTGCAAGTCTAAATGGTAATGCAACTACTGCAACGCAAGCAACAAACAATGTTTTAAAAGTTGGCGATACGATGACAGGATTCTTAACGTTGCATGCCAATCCTACTACAAACTTACATGCTGCTACAAAAAAATATGTTGATGACACAGTTGCAGCAGGAGTTAATAATAATTTATGGGCAGGAGCAACCACGCTTGCAAATGTTCAGGCAACTTACAGTGCGTATCCTGTAGGAACTAGAGTAGCATTTTGGGAAGAAAGAAATTACAGTAGGCCTGCAAACTCAAACGGTGGTAGCGTTGCAATTAGTGATAGATACAGACGAGTGGTTGAGAAGAGAGCAAGCACCTGGGTTAATGTAGGATAAATATTGATATGAATAGAGTAACGGCACTAGCACAATTTAATAAACTTAATAGAAAATTTACTACTGTTCTTGGGATGGTAGATGATATCTCATTATTAAATAATGATTTGTATCTTTATAGACAAATTGATATTGATATTGATCAAGAAAATGTTAGAGGCGATTACGACAACTATACAATATATGATGTAAATGCAACTCCGTTGATGACGGAAGATGCACTTAACACTCTAGCAAGAAACAGAATTACAGACAAATATCCTTTAGAAAATCAATTAAGTATCTTAGGAGCAGCGATTGAATCCATTGCAGACAATGCTGGTGTTGCAGTAGAAGAGTTAAAAGAAATGAATGACTTTATTACTGAAACTAGACGTGCTAATGGTATTAGAAAAACTTACTTTGCAGCCAACAGTCAAGTTGATTACAAAACAACAGAAGAAATTGAAGCAGAAATTGCTGAAAAATATGAAGGTGCTATTCAGGAGTATGGTGATGACATACGAGATATCTAATTACTTGGATAAAGACACAGCAATCAAGGCTAGAGAAGTTGCGGAAAGTCTAGAAGGTCCGAGATGGGTTAAACGTTCTAAACTTACCCCGCCTAGACAAATTGATGAGTCATCTTGTTCTTATGAATTTTGCGGACATAGACAAATGCCAAAGCATGTTGTTGAATTTTTAAAATCAATTGCTCCTTATTTTGAAGAGCATAGACTTGCAGAAGTTGCAATTAACAGATATAATGTGGGAGACTACTTAGGGAAACATAGAGATTTCGATTACTATAGAAAAAATTTAGTAATTGCATTACAAGACAGCGAAGACGGAGTGTTTATAGATGAGGATGATTCATTTGTTAAGGATTCTATCGGACAAGGCATTTGCATTAATGGAATAGGTCCAGTGCATAGTGTTGCACCAGTTAACAACAAACGATATTCATTAGTATATCTTTACGAGTAGGAATTATGGCACATATTTTAAAAACAGCATTAAGCACAGACAATTTAACAGCACTTGATACATTAAGATCTAATGTTACCTTTGTGTCCAACAGTATTAGACTAGGTGTGAATAATTACGGAAGTTTAAGCAAATACGAATATTCAAAATGGAAAACTTGGAATAGAACACAGCGTTCTACTTTTAAAAATTGTTTTGCAGCAGCAGATATTAATACAGCAGTAATAGGATATTTTTTAACATTTCCTGCTAATACAGGATTTTTAGACGATATGAATGCTTGGGAAAATGCAACAGCGGCAGGTACTATTGTTGCATATAGTTTAACAAATAACAGTAATATAACTATAGACGGAACAGCATTAACACTACAACGAGGGCAAGGAGTAGAATTTTCTCTAACTAATAGGCATTCTGTTAGTACAAATGCAGCTCAGAGCAATTGGGTGTGTCTGATGCTGATGAAGTAAAAACGATAAATACAAGTGAACTAGGAAAAACATAAATGGCATATCAAGTAGACAAATTTAACGGAACGTTTTTAACGTCAGTAGCCGACGGAACAATAGATACAACCACGGATTTAAGATTTGTGGGTAAAAATTATGCTGGATATGGTGAAGTTCAAAACGAAAATTTCTTACATTTATTAGAAAATTTTGCAAATACTACAAGTCCTCCTAAAGTACTAGAGGGACAAATTTGGTATGATAGCGGAAATAAAAAATTAAAATTTTATGACGGAACTAAATTTAAATCAGCGAGTGGCGCAGAAATAAGTGCCAGTGCACCTTCCGGATTAGGAACAGGTGATTTTTGGTGGGACACAGCAGCCAAGCAGATGTATGCATGGTCAGGCGCAGAATTTGTTTTAATTGGTCCTGAAGCATCACCGGATCTTGGAACAAGTGGTGTTGTTGCACAAGTTGTTAAAGATACTGGTAATACAAATCACTCTATATTAAAAATATTAGCAGGTGGAAAAACTGTAGGCATTGCTTCTCAGACAGCATTCACACTTAATTCAACGACTAACCCAATTGATGATTTTACAGCAATTAAGAAAGGAATAACGTTAGCAAATACAGACGGCAACGGTATTAGCAGTAATGATTATGTTTATTGGGGTACTTCAAGTAATGCATTACGACTAGGTGGAATTGAAGCATCAAATTTCTTGCAGAAAGGAAATATTTCGTTCGATGCAGACTATACTGTTTCATTCCCAGATAACGGTTTTACATTAGGTGACCAAAACGATCTTAGATTCTTCATTGAAAGTGGCGATCAGATTGTTATGGAAAGCCTTACTGGAAATCCAATCAGCATGTATATCACTGACGGTGCAACTAGAAACATCTCAGGAGAGTTTACTGTAACTGGATTTAGACCGGGAACTGATAACATTTACAATTTAGGTGAAACTGGCAAAAAATGGTTGAATGTTTATGCAACAACAGTAGTTGCTAATTTAACTGGTAACGTAACTGGAAACACAACAGGAACTCATACAGGAGATTTATTCTCCAACAGTGCTCAGAAAATGATTGATGCAGCAGCAGAAGAAATTGGTTATGCTACTGCAACACTAAGAGGAACATTGTTTGGTAACGTTAGTGGTGACTTATCAGGTAATGCTTCGAACTCTGCATTGTTAACTAGTTTAGCACCTTCGGAAACAGTTCCGGGAGGAGTTGCTTCAATTCCAGTTAGAAGTGCAAGCGGTAATATTATTGCAACTCAATTTGTTGGTACTGTAGACAAGGCTGATAGATTAAAAATTGATGATACTGCAACAGATAGCGATCCTAATTACAAGAGTGCAAAAACTACACCAAGTAATAATTCAATTGCTGCTAGAACATCAGCAGGAAACTTGAATGCTAATTTATTCCAAGGAACAGCAACAAGTGCTAGATATGCTGACTTGGCAGAAAAATATTTAACAGACGACGAGTATGATGCTGGCACAGTGATGTCAGTAGGCGGACTTATGGAAGTAACTGCATCATCAGAAGGCGATAAAGCAATAGGTGTTATTTCTAAGAGCCCGGCGTTTATGATGAACTCACATTTATCCGGTGGACAGTTTGTTGCCCTTAAAGGAAGAGTTCCTGTAAAAGTTATTGGCACAGTGGCTAAGGGTGATAGATTAATTGCAGCAGCAGACGGAACTGCAAAAACAGTTTCAGAATCAAATGCTGACGTATTTGCAATAGCACTTGAAGGAAGCGACGTTACAGAATTAAAATTAATTGAAGCAGTGGTACTTTAAAAATGGCTGATATTCTTGCAAGCGATGTCAACGCTATTAGAACAAAAATATCTCAAGTACTCGGAACAGGCGTAGCATCCAAAGGCTATGGACAAACAATTTACAGTAATAATGTTACCGCCGGATCAGAAATTCTAAAATCTCAATGGGATGCATTACGATATGATATCGTTAATGTATTCCAACATCAACAAGGTACTGTACCGGCCATTGCAACAATTACTTTGGGCGATGTTATTACTGATGATGCAGGAGATGCTTTACAAAATTTTAATTATTATGCTGATCTTGCATCAGATAATAGATTCGATGTTGCTTCAGGTGAATATAATATTACATCAATTGCAGATGATGATACATCATCTTCTTGGAGCAATAGTGCATCAGCAACACTTACAATGACATTTTCAGATTCAGACGAAGCCAGATACTTTTTTAATTCAGGTGGGAAGATTAGAGTAACTTCTTCTCTTGCATTAGGTGCATCGCCAACTGCACAATCAAATGCTTGGAACAATATTTTAGCAAGTGTTGGAAGTCAGGATTTTGCTGGAAATTTAATAGCCGCAACTGGTTTTTATACATTAACAAACACATACCAAGAATATTATCAATCTTCTATTAGTACCCCTTATTCAGCAAACAATTATCAATTAGCAGCAAAATGCAATGTTGCTGATAACTCATTAGGTACTGCAACAGAAGTAACTATTCGGGTAACATTAAATGATTCATATGTAGATCCAGGTGCTCCGGCTCCAGGCGATTTAGTTGAAGGTACATTATCCATAGAATTTGAAGAACTTAAAGCCACTGGAATATTAGAACCAGGCAACATTCCTGGGTCCTTTGCTGTTACATCTCCTACTTACGTTATGTCTTCCATTATAGTCAGTTAAGGGTTTGATAGTCGATAAATAGTTTTGAGGTAAAATATGGCAGGTGTAAACCAAAAAATAGACAAAGATGACTTTAATGATATTCAGTCTAAAATTGAAAATGTATTAGGAACAGGTTCCGGACAATCTGGGTATGGACAGCCAGTATTAAGTGAACCAGTCACTGTCTCGGACACAGTAACTATCAATGAATATGCTGCATTACGTTTTGATATTATTAATGCTTATCGGCATTTATTTAATGGTGCTCCTAGTGGAGTCGACGATCAAACGTTAGGCACATCTATTCGATATAGCCTATCAGATGCTCCTATTAATTATTGGTTAACGATTACTAATTCAATCGTAACAAATAAAGGATCAGCAGCAGTTTCCGGACAAAGAAGAACTGTTAATCATGGAACGGAATCAGAAACATGGCCAGGAGCACTCGGAACAAATTGGTCGGATGCATTGTACGCTACGGTTACTGTAGAATTTACTAATTCAGAATTCGCAAGATACTTTTTTAATGCAGGTGGCAGCATAGATTTTACATCGACTAGGACTGGCGGATCCTCTACTAATCAAAATGCATCATGGACTTCATTATTAAGTACAGCAGGAACTAGATCATTTGGCGGAAACTTTCCCGGTACAGGAGTAAACCCAAATGACGGATCAAACTATTTTAGATTAAACAATACTAATCAAACTTGGAGCACGGTAACTGCTTCATCTCCTTACGCTCTTAATAGTTGGAGAATTACGGCTGCAACCAACGACAGTCCTTCAGTTACTGATAATTCCGCTGGATCTTCGAGAAAACTTATATTCCGGCTTGAATGGATTGATGATCACTTTCCGTTGGGCGGAGACTCGGAAACAGGAACTCCAGTTCAACCAGGAACATTTGGTCCTGATGTTGTTGACGGATCAATAGCATATACGGTGATCACTACAGAACCCACTGGCGTATTAGAACCATCAGGAGCAGGAAATTTCACAGTAGAATCCCCAACTGTAACAATTTCTCCAATTCGGCAATCGCCATAAATCTTGTTTTCCTTCTCAAGTAGTAATAAATATAATATGCTACTATAACCAGGAGGTATTATGCAAGAAGAATTTAAAAAAGCACTGGATTTTTCAAATTACAGACAAACTTTTTCAATCCAAAGAAAAACACTTAAAGAAAATATTGAAGCCAAATTAACATATGGTGTTAATGGGGGTATCTTTAAAATTGATAGATCATTATTAAATTTTGTAGAAATGCTAATTTTTAGATCTAGAGCAGAAAATGTTGTATTGCTTGATGTTAATGATACACCAATATTAATAGAAAATTTAGTTGTGTTCAAAGAAGAAATTTTTGATAGATATTTTACTGCCACACTAGAATATCACGAAGAATATCAAAAATTAAAGAAAAGCCGTTCCATAGAATCATTATTGGAATCATAAAATGAAAAAAGGAATTGTACTTTTTGCGCACAACAATAGACAGATTGATTACGTTAAGATGTCTATCATATCTGCAAAACTAGCCAAGAAAAATCTAGGAGTACCTGTGAGCTTAATTACAGATCCTTCAACTGTGGAATGGATGAAAGAGTCTAATATTTTTGAAGTAGCATCAACAGTATTTGAAAATATTATTATTACACAACGTCCAGATGATGAAAATACAAGAGTAATATTTGACGGAACAGCAAAAATTTCCTCCCCGTTTAAGAATGCTAACCGTAATTCAGTATGGGACTTAACCCCCTATGATAGAACACTACTTCTTGATACTGATTACTTTGTACTTGGTAATAGTTTAAATGAATACTGGGATGTTGACAGTGACATACTGATTGCAGAAAGTTATAATGATATATTTGGACAGGAACGTACTGGATATTTGGATAAGCATGTATCAGAAACAGGAGTTAAGATGTTATGGGCTACTACGGTAATGTTTACTAAAAATGAAAATACTAAATTATTCTTCAATCTAGTAGAACACATTAGACAAAATTATAAACAATTTGCAGATTTGTTTAGATTTAATAGTTCTATTTACAGAAATGATATTGCATTCAGTGTAGCAAGACATATCATGTACGGTTTCGAAACAGACAAAGATTATTCATTACCACCGGTTTTATCAGTTACAGATAAAGATTATTTGTATGATATTGATAATAACGGAAATTTAATTTTTTTAGTTTCTCCAAAGTTGGACGGAACTTATTGTGCAGCAAAGATAAACAACAATGATATACATATAATGAATAAACAAAGCATTTCAAGAAACACTGATAAACTAATGGAGTTAGCATGAACTTTGGTTATTTAATAATTGTATCTGACGAAGAAACAAGTAACTATGCTAGATTAGCATATGCTCTAGCACTTAGTATTAAGAACACACAGAAAGAAGGGTATGATAAAGTAGCACTTGTAATAAATGATAAGGAAAAAGTAAAAGATTTTAATTCAACCTGGGTGTTCGATCATATCATAGAATGGGATAAGGAAAAACATTGGGATGGAAGATCTCATATGGACGAACTCACGCCATTTGATTGTACAGTATGTCTTGATGCAGATATGTTATTTCTTAGAGATTACAGTCATTGGGCAGAATACTTTATTGAAAACTGTGAACTATATGTTGCAAATAAATCTTTTACCTATAGAGGAGATGTTGTAACAAATGATTATTATAGAAAATGTTTTACAGCAAATGATTTACCTAATTTATATTCCTTTTATACATTTTTTGTTAAAAACAGTCCTTTGGCAACAGAATTCTTTAATTTGCAAAGAGCAATAATAAAAAACCCTATAGAATTTTCTAATAATTTTTTAGAAAAACATAAGCCAAAAGTAGTCGGAACAGACGAAGCATTTGCACTGGCTGCAAAAATTTTAGATATTAAAAATGAAATTGCTTATCCTTTAGAGTTTCCACGTGTTGTACATTTGAAAGGCATGATACAAGATTGGCCGCACCCGGCTGAAACTGTTACTGATCATGTTGGATTTTACTTTAACACTCAAGGTAAATTAAAGATTGGAAATTATCAACAAAATGACATCATGCATTATGTTGAAAAGGATAGAGTAACATTAGAAACAATTAACATATTGGAGGAGATAGCATGGAAGAAAAAATAACACTCCCAGACTTTGATGAATGGCTAGAAAATTATAAACCAAGGGAAATAAAGTATAATGCTGCCTTTAATGCTGATACAGGAAAAATATTAACAGTAGGTCCTGATCATACAGTTACTAATAAAGCATATAAGAATATTATTAATGTTTCTAATGAAGTTGCTGAAGATATAATTAGTGGCAAGATTAGAATGAGCAAATGTTTTGTTGATGCTGCACTAGGCGAATTAGAAATTACAGAGGTTAAAGATCTTTATAGTATTGACGATGTACTACATAGAATCATAGAAAAGAAATGGTCAGAAGTTGAAAAGCCTGATATTTTCTTAACATATAATAAATCCAAAGGTTTGTTAACAGTTAGTTTGTCAGAGGAGTTTGGCGGAACACATAAACTAGATAAAAAGTTTCATCCTATAACAAAAAGAAAAATATTCTGGGACGGCCAAACTGAATTAAATTTTAGCATAACCGATTATAACGATCCTCATATTGTTTATAAGAATATTGGTGTTACTATATCAGAGTTAAATGGAAAAGCAGTTGCTATTTCTGTAGACTGTCCTGAAAAGTTTAGTGTCTACACTAAAAGATTATTTAAAAATTATGTAATAGAGGTAGTATGAAAGTAGTAGAGTTTGATGTATTTTTTCTGAGCTACGACGAGCCAACAGCAGATTTGCATTATGCTGATCTATGCAACAAGGTTCCTTGGGCAAAAAGAATACACGGTGTAAAGGGTTCGGATCATGCACACAAGGCAGCGGCAGAACAATCAGAAACTGATTGGTTTCTTTCAGTAGATGCTGATAACATAGTATATCCTAGTTTCTTTGATATTGATCTCGATATGAGCAATAAAGAAATACGTGCATACAGTTGGTGCGGAAAGAATAATGTTAACGGATTGCGTTATGGTAACGGCGGATTAAAGTTGTGGAATAAACAACATGTTCTTGATATGAAAACTCATGAGAATTCTGAAAGTGAAAGAGCCCAAGTAGATTTTTGTTGGGAAACAGGATATAGAAACTTTCCTAGAACATACAGCGACAGTATAATTAATTCTTCGCCCTTCATGGCATGGCGTGCAGGATTCCGCGAAGGAGTCAAGATGACTCTAATGGATGGACTAAAGGTTCCGCCGCAAGAAATTAAAAATAAAATATGGTGGCATAATATACATAGACTTACGCAATGGAGTACGGTTGGAAGTCATGTAGAAAATGGATTGTTTACAGTTTATGGCGCAAGATTAGGAACTTATCTCACAAATTGTACGGATTGGGATCACATACAGGTTAGAGACTTTGAATCTCTTCGTGAATTGTATGACGAACAATGTAAACTGTATGAAGAGGATGGGGTTGGTTTAGAACAGGAAGTCAAGCGTTTAGGAAGTGAACTTAAGAATCAACTAGGATTTAACTATCCTTACATGGATGCATCGATGAGCAAATACGTGTTAGACTTATATGAACAAACTATTGAATTAGGAAATACATATTATAGGAATCCAAATGATCTATGATTTGTTTTATGTTAGCCAAGGTGAAGCAGAACACTGGTTAGAATTCAAGTCTAGGTTTCCTAATGCTCAATTGATTGAAAACATTGAATCTTTAGATCAAATAAAACAAAAGACATTAACCAGAATGTTCTGGGTGGTGTGGGATGATGTAAAAGTAAGAGATGATTTTGATTTTGAATATCGTGCCACTAAGTGGGACTTAGAATATGTTCACGTATTTAAGAACGGCAATCACTTCAACGGTGTTACACTTATGCCTAAAAATGCTCCAGCATCCAATAAAGAATTTAAGTTTCGATTTTTTATCAACAAGAAAGAAATAGATATAGTAGCCAGCGATCCTAGACGTATAGGAAGTAGTTTTGATATTGTGTTTATTTCTTATTACGAGCCGCATGCAGACGACAATTGGCAAAGACTAAAAAGTAGATTTCCAAGAGCAAAACGAATTTCAAACATTAAAGGAATCCACCAAGCACACCTAGAAGCAGCAAAGATTGTCGAAAGCGAAATGTTTTGGGTAGTAGATGGTGATGCACAGATAGTTGAAGAATTTAATTTTGATTATCAAGATCCAGAAATTTATACTGTACACGTATGGCGTAGTGTTAATCCGGTCAATGGATTAGAGTACGGCTATGGAGGTGTAAAATTATTGCCAACACAGATGACACTAGATATGGATATGTCTAAACCAGATATGACTACTAGTATTAGTAATAAATTTAAAGCCGTAGAAGAACGTTCTAACGTAACAGCATTTAACACAGGACCGTTCGAAACTTGGAAAAGTGCATTTAGAGAATGTGTAAAATTAAGTAGTAAAGTAATTGACAGACAAAATGAAGACGAAACAAATGCAAGACTTAAGGTGTGGACAACACATGCACAAGGAGAATTCGGCGAGTATGCAATTCAAGGTGCAAATGCTGGTATGAAGTTTGGACTTTCTAATGATAACGATCTCAGTTTAATAAATGACTTTGAATGGTTACAGGATCAATTTGATGCAAGATAAAGAAAGAATACAGAGCTTTGAACCCATGATGGATGCAATATCGCCAACCTTCTGCATGGCTAAGTGGCATCACACAACTATCTACTTAGGAACGGGCGAAACACACAGTTGTTATCATCCTGCTCCTCACAAAATTCCGCTGGAGGGACTTGAAGAAAATCCTAGTCTATTGCATAATACACCTCAAAAGAAAGCCGAAAGGCAGGCTATGATTAACGGAGAGAAACCCAGCGGATGCCAATACTGTTGGAATATAGAATGCATGGGCAAGGATTATATTTCAGATAGAAAAGAAAGGAACGCCAGCATACACACACCAGAACGTTTTGATGCAATTAAACAAGATCCAATGGCAGATGTTAATCCACAATATATAGAAGTTAGTTTTGGTAATGAATGTAACTTTAAGTGCGGTTATTGTCATCCTAAACATTCTAGCAGTTATTATAAGGAAATTGAAAAGGAAGGTCCGTATACTATGGTTAAAAACCATAGGAACGATATTGATTGGTTTGAAATACACAAGGATGAAGAAACTAATCCGTATGTAAAGGCTTGGTGGAAATGGTGGCCCGAATTGCGTAAGACGCTAACCATTTTAAGAATAACGGGTGGCGAACCATTACTACAACAAAGCACATGGCGCATGTTTGATGAATTAGAAAAGAATCCATGTCCTAACCTAGAACTTAATATTAATACTAATCTAGGTGTCAAGCCAATTCTTATTGAACGCTTTACAGACAAAGTAAACAGTTTGGTAAACAAAGGATGCATTAAGGACTTTAAAGTTTTTACAAGCATGGACACTTGGGGACCGCAGGCAGAATACATTAGAACAGGATTAGATTTAGAACTATGGGAAAAGAATCTAGACACATACATGACTAAGACTAACATGCCATTGACGTTTATGATTACATTTAACATCTTAACTGTGACTAATTTCAGCAAACTGCTTGAAAAGATTCTCGAATGGCGTGTAAAGTATAACAGTGATGATCAGACCAAGTGGCAAAGAATTAGATTCGATTCGCCATACCTAAAGGAACCACTACAGTATGACATGAACATTCTTCCTAAGGACAAATTCGTTCCATACATGGAACAGCATCTACAGTTTATAAAGGATAACTTGGATGATATGGATAGGCACAAATTTAGTGTGCTTGAATACGAAAAATTTCGCCGAGTGGTTGACTACATGACAACAACACACTACACACCTGAACGTGTAGCAGAAGGAAGACGTGATTTTCATAATTGGTTTACTGAGTATGACAGAAGAAGAGACTTAAATTTTGTAAAAACATTTCCTGAATTGGAGGAGTTTTATTTTGACTGTGCCCAGTAATACTTTTTGTATACTACCATGGTTGCACATGTATGTAAATCCAGACGGATCAGTACTGCCTTGTTGTGTTGGTGAGATAAACGAGCCTTTAGGTAACGTAAGATTAAACACAATTAAAGAAATTTGGAACGACACTCCTTATAAGCATATGCGTAAAAACATGCTCGAAGGTAAACGCTGTGTAGAATGTCAAGCATGCTATAATATGGAGGACGGCGGCGCCGAAAGTCCAAGAATACATGCTAATAGTAATCCATACTACGGTGATACCACAGGGTTACTAGCACATACAGAAGCCGATGGAACATTACCGGTAATGCATCTTAAACACTTCGATGTACGTTGGAGTAATATTTGTAATTTTAAGTGTCGCAGTTGTAGTAGTACGTATTCTAGTACATGGGCGCAAGAAGATAATTCAACAAAGTTTGCACCTGAGAAACCTATCTTTATTTTAGCAGATGGAAACGACAACGATAAGTTATATAACCAATTCCTTCCACACTTTAAAGACATTGAAACCTTTTATTTTGCAGGCGGCGAACCTTTACTTACAGACAAGCACTATGATATACTAGAACACCTTATTTCAATAGGTAAAACAAGTGTGAAGTTAGAGTATAATAGTAACTGTAGTGTGCTAAAATACAAGTCTAAGAGTGTCTTAGAGCTATGGAAACACTTTGATACTGTACATATAGGTGCAAGTCTAGATCATTATGGTAGTAAAGCAGAATACATTAGATCCGGTACGGATTGGAATTTAATTAAAAGTAATATACAAAAGATAAAACAAGAATGTCCTCATATTAAAATACAAAGTAATACAGTTGTTAGTGTTTTTAACTTATATACATTAACAGACATTCTTGATTATATGCTAGAACAAGACTTGTTTAATATTAACGATTATTTTCCACAGATGTATAACATACAATATCCAGAGTATTATACAGCATCAGTATTAGACGATCAGTTTAAAAAAGAAATTATCGAAAAGATACAAAGCAAAAAATATAATAAGCATATTGATGATATGCTGAACGGTGTTGTAAATTACATAAACAATTCTAAGTTTAACGAAAATACTAGACAACAATTTAAAAATCATACACAACATTATGATTTTATTAGAAACGAAAACTTCGTAGAAACATTTCCTGAGCTGGAAAGGTTAACAAAATGAAAATATATTTTGATACACTAACAAACAATGATAGTAATCAAAACAATTTAACGTTTAATGGTGATAATGATTATTGGTTAGTTGCTCCTGGAGCGCCGATCAAACAAAAATGCTTAGAAATGCAGTTAGATGTTGCTGAGTCTACAAACGTTAACGAAAATGGTATATATTTTGTGGACGTAAGAGGCGACCCTCAATGGTGGGCAGGAGTGTTAACAGACTCAGGAACTCCTCACAAACACATTCTACGGTGCTTACCTAAACAAATTATAAAATTAGCAAAACAAAAACAAATAAGATTAGTAATAAATGCTGATAGAGAAGGTGGCCCTATGGTTACACAGCATTGGGATTGCTTTCTATCAACACATACTGCAATGGTTGAACTAGGATTGCCCAAGGACAGCGTTCTAATACTACAGGGTAACAAGAAGATAGAATTACAATATGATAAATGGCTCAATGATACAGGTGTTGATGAGTTGTATGATGTAATGTATAGCAATCACTTTGGAAACATATTCGGAGATAATAAATTACCCACTACCCCTGTAATAAAATACGCAATGGAAAATCCCGACAGCAAGGATTACAACAGTCTTAACAGAGTTTATCGTCCACATCGAGGTGCACACTTATATAGGTTAATGAAGGATGCACATTTAGATAAGGGAATAGTTAGCGGCAACGAAATAAATTTGCAAGACACTGACACTGAAATGCTTGTAGGTGATTACTCGGATATAACCGATCAGTTTCCTAAATTTATAGATGGAGACTGGAGCAATACAAATGCAGCCAACCAATACAATGTGGATATCTATAAGAATAGTTTACTAAGTGTAATTACAGAAACTATATTTCTTGATAACGTAGCATTTATAACAGAAAAAATATTTAAACCTATCACAATGGGTCACCCACTCATACTATTTGCTAGCCAAGGAACACTAAGATGTCTAGAGGAGATGGGGTTTAGAACGGACTGGTGTGGAATAGATCCTGCATATAATGATATAGAGGATAATCTAGAACGATTTAATGCTACACAACAAGCATTATATGATTGGATAGAGTTATCAGAGACTCACAAGATTGCAAGATTAGAAAAGAGTATGGACACTATACAGCACAATTTTGATCTAATAAGGAGTAGTGACTTCTATGCGGATGCAATTAGAGAAGCGGTTGCCAGAACGGAGAAGTATTATGAAACCGTTTAATCAATACAAGAGATTATTTGTCTTTGGATGTAGTATGACAAATTACGAATGGCCAACCTGGGCAGATATATTATCTCAAGAAATTCCAGAGTATTACAATTATGGAAAAAGCGGTGGTGGTAACTTATTCATAGCCAACAGCATTGTGGAAGCAAACCTCACGCACAAATTCACAGAAGATGATTTGGTTATTGTAATGTGGAGCAGCGTCAGCAGGGAGGATAGATATAAAAATAACAGATGGGAAACACCGGGAAACATATACACCCAAGGCGTGATAGACATGGAGTTCGTACATAAGTGGGCAGATGATAGATTCTATCTTATGAGAGATCTAGGATTGGTTGAACAGACTAGAGTTTATCTTGAAAACCTTCCTTGCGATTCGGACATGCTAAAGATGGTAGACTTTGAGGAAACAAAGATGTCCGACAACATGAAAGGAAATCATCTAGAGGATATATTAAAACTATATTCTTCAACACTCGAATGTGTGAAACCTGCAGTAGTTGATATAGTATATAAAGGAGTTTGGCCTCAGACTCCGATACGAGGATGGGGAGGCAATGGACAAACAGCAGACTATCATCCGACTCCTATAGGACACTACAAGTACCTTGAAAACCTATATCCTAATCTTGTTACAGAAAAAATGAAGTTGTATGCAGAAAAATATGAAACTTTAATTAGAGGTATTTCAAGTCTTGACGAAACACAAAAGTTTTGGTCTGTTAACAATGTTAGGAGATTATAGTGGCGTGTATTAACAGTGATAATTTGCTATATGTAAAGTCATACAGCATACATGATAAGGAAGTTATAAAGATAGAACCTAATGTTGGTTTTCTCGCTAAACAAAAT